GGGATGCAACAAATCTTGCACCTTGTGCTCCACAAGGAGCCATAAATCCTTCGTTAGTTGTTGGAGTAGACGACGGGGATGCACTTGGTGTTGTTGTTGAAAAAATATAACTAGAAGGTGCTCTAAGTATAACAACTCCCGATCCACCGGCTCCAGATGAAGTGCAACAAACATTTGCTCCACCACCTCCACCACCAGTGTTAACAACTCCTGGATTACCTGATCCACAAGTTGCTCCAGTTGGTCTTCCTTTTCCTCCACTACCACCTGATCCGCAAGGAGAGGTTCCTCCACCTGCATTTTCAGATGCAGCACCTCCACCACCTGCATATCCAATTCCGTAACCACCATAAATATTGTTAGGTGCTCCTGCACCTCCATCTCCACCACCTGATGATGTTTGTCCAACTTGACCTACAGCAGTTGCTCCACCACCTCCACCACCTGAACCATGTCCAGAACTGTGTGCTCCAGCACCACCATCTCTACCTTGAGGTGGATCAGTTGGAGGTGTATTACCACTACCTCCAGGATTGCTATTGCTTGCACCACCTCCACCACCAGAACCTCCAGGGGCCACGGGTGAACTAGTAGGACTATTATTCTTACCACCTCCACCACCTGTTGATGTTATTGTAGTCATATTTGGACTTGCTAGAACAGAGTCACTTCCTCTAGATCCATGACCACTCGGTGCACTTGGATAAGGATAACCTGCTGCTCCAGCACCAACTGTTACTGTAAATACTTCTCCAACTGAAAAATCTAATGTACATGCTTGTAATGGGGATGGTCCAAAACCAGTAGCTCGATAACCACCGCCACCGCCTCCACCACCTTCTCCTACACCACCTGATCCACCACCAGCGACTACCATGTAATCAACTAATGCGAATGTTGAAGGCCATGAATTAGATTTTCTAGCTTGAAATTGACTTTGCATTGACCACACACCACTTGCTTTATCTAATTCTTTTGTTACGACAGCTCCACCACCACCTTGTCCACCTGCTTGACCGGGTGTTCCTGGTGTAGAGTTAGCTCCGCCACCACCTCCACCTGATCCTGGATCTCCTGCTACTCCTTTAGGTACAGCACCACATGGTCCTGGTGATTTTGATCCTGGTCCACCACCACCTGATCCACCACAACCTCCATCTGCTCCTGTTCCTTCAGCACCACCTCCGCCTCCTGCATATGTTGTGCATTCAAAAGATAATCCTGCTCCACCATTACCACCAGCGCTTGAAGTTGAATTTGAGCCTACTGCTCCAGCTCCACCTCCGCCACCACCAGTATAAGAAGGGTGTCCATTTCCACCAGCATTACCAAGAGGCCCACCTGTACCACCACATCCTGCTCCTCCTGGTCCTGATCCTCCTCCACCACCAGAAGCTCCTGAGTTTCCAGGAAGTGAACCTTGACCACCGCCAGCACCACCACCTGGGCTTGTTAAACAAAATCCAACAGTATTACCTCCATCAGTTCCTTTACCATCACTATTTGCTCCGGCACCACCGCCACCAATAGTTACTGGATAAGCTGTGTTTCCACACACAGAAATACAATTAGAAGATTGAAAACCACCAGCTCCACCACCGCCACCTCCTCGTGTGCCTCCAGCTCCACCACCTGCACCGGCACCAACAACTGCAACATTTAGTACAGTTGTACCGGGTTGTGTTGTAAAATTTCCTGTAGATGTAGTAGATGTAATTTTATTTTTTCCGAAAGAAGTTTTATTAACTTTTCCTAAAATACCACCATTTTGATTTGCGCTGCCTCTTGGCATTTTAATGTCCTCCTATGCGGACACCCAAATTGTGCCATTCCAATCGTAAATTGTTTTGGTTTCCGCGTCGTCGTTTGATTTTATTGCTTCCCAACCTTTAGTGTTGTCAGCGTTGTATTTTGATTCGTTCCATGAAATAAAATATTTTACATCACCTTCTTCTGTAACTGTTGGATAAGTTATTGGTGCTTGCCAATCGTCATTTGAATCTAATGACCAAGATGCGTAAGGTTGAGGTGAAATAAATTTATCTTTTGCAGAGTCATAAGTATAATCTTTGCCTGCATATTGTTTTCTAAAATTGTGATTGTAAGAAGTTTGTTTCCAGTTTCCACCCTTAAAAAAATTTACACACCATGTTTCTCCATCAACATGCATGTCGTTTTCTCCCAAAGGTCCATCAGCTGTTGCAACGTCATTTCCAACAACCACTACTCTTAAAACTTTGTTTGAACTATCTAATTCTGCAAAATGTGCCATAATTTTTATCTCCTTAAAATTTATTTATACTTTATTATAAATCATTTGTCTATATTTTATACCCAATTACCTGCTTTTACAAATTCGTATACTGTATTCATTTGCCAAACACCTGGTGCTTTTGCTGGTACTGGGGGTTCTGCAACAATAACTACACCTGGTCCACCAGATCCAGCAGTGCCATCTCCTGAACCACCACCGCCACCGCCTGTATTATTAGTTCCATTTTGTGCTCCAGTTGGTCCAGTAGTTCCAGCACCACCGCCACCACCTCCAGCTGATGAAGCTGAACTTTGTCCACCACCGCCGCCACCACCAGCTCTTGCTGTACAATCTCCTGGCCAAGCATTAGATGCATTTCCACCATTTCCTTCTTGTGTTGTAGTTGCAGTAGTACCTGCGCCACCTGCACCTCCACCGCCACCACCACCTCTATTTTTGGGACCTGATTCTGTTCCGTTTCCAGCTCCACCATTATTTCCTTGTGATGGACTTGTTGAAGGAGTATTTCCTGACCCAGCCACATTAGCTGGAGCTGCAATACCGCCTCCACCTCCACCAGAACCACCATTAACTCCAGCTTTACATGGAGCACCGCCACCAGTTCCTCCACCACCACCACCATTTGATGTAAATTCTATTGGTGTGCCGGGTGCAAAACTTGAATTATTACCTGTAGATCCTCTACAAGCTGAGGGGCTTCCAGCCGCACCTCCACCACCAACTACAATTGTATAAGGAGAAGCTCCTGAAACAGGAATAGAAGTACAAAATCTATAACCACCTGCTCCACCTCCACCACCTCTATCTCTAGTGCCACCTCCTCCTCCAGCTATAACTAAAACATTAACTGAAGTAGTTGCAGGTTGAGTTGTTAGTGTACCGTTTGCGTTGAATGTAGTTGTTGTTCCAGGTACAGATGCTGTAACTGTTTGAGTAGGTCCGATAATTCCGCCATTAGCCATAGCCGTCTACCTCCTACGCGTCGTTTAATACTTCGTATGAAATAAATAAGTCTAGGTCACCTGAAGCACTCGCTCCACCTTTTAATATATCACCTTCCATTAAATAGATAGGTGTGTCCGAAATGACTAACGTTGCGTCAGCCGGGACTGAAACTGTTTTTGCTAGATAGACTGTTGCAGAACCTGTAGCAGTAATTCCTGTTGCACCATTGCCCATCCCGTCTACAAATAAATTTACATCAGCAGCTGATGATCCGTCTACGTTTGCTACTGTAATTCTATTTACTTTTACGATTACGTCTGCTCCAACTGTTAATAAAGTTGCTGTTAAAGTGTTTGATAAATTAAAACCAAGGTTACCACCATTGATTGTTGCTACATTTACTATATTTGGGTTCGCCATAATTTATTTTCCTTTACTGTTTTTACCCGAAAACTATTGCCATTGCAATAGCTTTTCCTACAGAAACCGCAGGGGCTTGCATAGTTGGGGCTGCTGCTGAGCCATTTGATGTTAATACAAAACCGCTAGTTCCTTCAGCAACTGCTCCAAAAGAGCCTGAACTGTTAATTTGTACTTGACCAGTTGTTCCAGCTGGTGAAGTTGTACCAATTGATAAATCTTTAATATTTGGATTTGTGCCATCATCCGCACATGCAAAAACTAATTTGTCACCTTTATCTGTAGTTGCAAATGTAACAGATGATCCTGAACCAGTTGCATATTTAAACTGAACTGTATAAGCTCCAGAAGTTGTATTTCTCAACATGTAAAAAGTTTCTACATCATTTGGAATAGTTATAATTCTATTTCCAGAAATAGTTCCTGTAAACTCAATCATTCTAAATTGACCTGTTCCTGTTAAAGCTCCATCATCAATGTCTAATGCTTGAGTTCCTGCTCCACCTGCAATAGATAAAGCTGAATAACCACTAGTCAACTGCTCAATAAGTGATAAATTATTATTAGTTTTTGTTCCCCATGTACCAGCATTTTCGCCAGTTACCATTAATTCAACGCCAAGAGGTGTGTATGATGAAGCCATTGTTTAATTCTCCTAATTAATGTTATTTATATTGGTAATTTAGTTTTAAGTCAAACATAATTATGCAGGGTTTTTCCTTGTATATCCTGTGCTAGTTTTAGGATTTTTCCTTGTATATCCTGTGCTAGTTTTAGCAGTTTCTCTTGTATATCCTCCACTCGTTTTTGGAGTCAACCTGTGATAATATTTTAATATAATACCGGTGTCATTTAAGCTTGTAGTAGCAACTTGACCCTCTGGAAATACATTAGATAATTGAGTAGTTGTTACAGTTCCTATAGCAGATGTCAATGATTGACCTGTTGGCGTTACTAATGTTACTGGTAAAGATTCTATAGAACCAAGAGTTGTTGTAGCTGATAAACCAGTTACTGCAATAAGAGGATTAGAAGTAAAACTTAAAGTTCCTAAACTTGTTGTAGCAGACTGACCTGTCACTCCCATTATATCTGCAGGCGATAGTGATCCAACTGTCGATGTAGCAGACTGACCAGATAAACCTACTGAATGATCATCCTCTGTTAATAATCCATGTGAAGATACTAATCCTAAACCTGTAAGTGTAAATGTAAGATCTGATTTAACTGATGATAAAGAATTTAATGTAGATGTAGCAGATAGACCTGTTAATCCAACAACGTCTGCGGGAGTAATTGTTCCAAGAGTTGTTGTTGCACTTAAACCAGTTAAATTAAATACTGCTGACTCAACTGATCCCCAACCGTTTTCACCCCAGTTAAGTGTGCCCCAACCAGGTTTTATTTCAATTAATTCTGTTGGTATTCCAAGTGATGTTGTAGCTGAAAGTCCTGTTAGTGTAACAATAGGTGTATCACCCCATGCTTGATAATTCCAAGTCTCACGACCCCAACCTTGTTCAATAGTTTGAGCATCATTCCAACCTGCCTGTCCCCAGGTAAGTCGGCCCCATCCTTCTGTAACAGTGGGCATGGTGACCTTCCTATGCTATCTGTATGATTGCGTTTCCTGCTGTCTGTGCTGGAAATTGAATTGTAAAAGTTCCACTAGTTACAGTTTTGTCTCCACCAAAATTAATTGCACAAACCGCTTTGTTAGAATTACTTGAATTATAAATTAAACAACCTCTTGCTGTAAAAGAAGCTGATGAACCCCAACTTGTATCCGCAAATTTACAACAAGCAGTGTCACCAGATAAAGCTGGAGTTGTGCTTGTTAAACTATTTCCACCAGTTGTATATCCAGAAGAAGTTGAAGTTACTTCATAAGTGTTAGTTGGATCTGCTGTACCATCTGCGGGTGCAGTGTAAGCTGTAGTTGATTTACTTAGTGATGCTGAGTTACTTGAATACAAAGCAATTTTAAATGTGTCTGTACCATTTGTAAAATTGTGACCTTCTACTAAAATTTCTTGTTTAAAGCTGTTACAAATTGCCGATGTTATTGTCATAAAAATCTCCTAATTACTGAGGCGCTGACTGGATTGGAATTCTAATTGTACCATCCGTGTAATCGTCTCGTCTTCTTCTTCCAATTTGCATTGCTGCAAACTTTTGTAGTTCAGTTTTATACTTCTGTTCGTATAATGTCAACATATCAGTGGGACCTTTTAAAAATCCATATGCCTCCACTAAACATGCATAAAGTAGACCTTGTGGAAAATAATTACTTACATAAGTACCACTCGTAGCCGTCTCTAAACTAGTTGGCATGGCATTATAATGAATAATATATTGATAATTTTTGTCTGGTGTAGGAGCCACGTATATAGCTCCTGAAGTAGCTGAAGTAGTTCCCGTAGTGGCACCACCATACATAGAATAATATTTAGGGAGTCCTGTTGTATCTTGACCTGTTTGACTTCCTTCAGTGCCTGTTAACTCTCCAATATATTCAGATATAAAAGTTTGATCACGTCTTTCTAACCAAACTCCTTCTCCTGTAGTAGCTGTTGTTGAATCATAAACTTGAATACCTCGAACAAACAACAAACCAGTAGGCATAGTAATTGAATTAAAATCTGTAGCAAATTGAGCTTGATCTTGAAATCTATCGGAATCCATAGGGCAATCTAAATTTATTCGGTGTTCAGCATTACGAATAAATCCATTTATAATAGCAGCAGTAAATACATTAGAATCTACCTCTGTATAATTTCTAATATCTGTTGTTAAATCTGAATAACTATATGCCATAATTAACCTCTATCATTAACCGGTCCAATTGTACATTGAAAACCGCCTGCTGTTTCTGTGCTTCCAGCATTATTAACTAAAGGCACCGTTATTGAATTATATAATGTTCTTGTAGCAGGTTGAGCACCTGTTGTTTCTGTTGTTGCAATTGCAGTTGCTAAATAAGAACCAAATACCTTTGCTTTATCTGCATGAGATTGAGCAGATGTATTAGCTAATGTTATTCCTCGAAAAGGAGCTGCTGTTCCACGTGTGCAATTCTGTAATTGATTTCCTACTTTATTTGCATATTGAACAGTTTCATTTTCATATGCTCCACTTGTAGAATTTATTTTTTCTATAACAATAAATCCAGCTGTAGGAAATTGTGATGCATCATCTAAATCTATATTAGTAACAGTATCATTAATTGCACCATTTAATTCTGCTGATAATTCTAGAGTAGATATTGCAACACCACCTACTGTAGTTTTAACTGATTGAAATCTAACATACGTAGTTCCATAATTTATTTGATTAGAAGGATAAGACACGCTTAAAGTTTGAGAAGCAGCTGTTGTTGTAAATGGGTTTTCAGGTAAAATATCTTGCACTGCAAATTCTACTCTTGCAGGTCTTGCATGTTGTAATCCTTGTGGATCAGCTCCTATTGGATGTGGTTCTAATTGTGGTTGTTTAGGTTCAAATTCAGAAATATGTACCCACGCACCTGTCCACTCTTTTACCATTTCTCTATACGGAAATGCTGCACCTGATCTATCAGATATTGCTAATGCTCTACTACCTTTTGCGAATCTAGCCATTATACATTTGGATAGTATGTTTTCGGAGTAATGTATGTGCTAGCTGGAGAACCATCTTCTGATAATGCTCTTGCTAATTCATCCTCGTACAACAACTTCATCTCCTGTGTTCTTTGTGGTGCAAACTTCATAGATAAATAATATGCAAGACCTGAAATCATGCATGGTATAAATCTAAAAGGTGAATCACTTGCGTTAGTATATGCTCCTGCATCTTGAATTCTTTTAACGTAATAAACATTTAAAAAATTAGAAGCAGCAGTTGCATTTGGTAAAGGATAAATAGTGATTGTAACTTTATCTATAAATCTTTGTACCCAAAATTGTGAAGGTGTTCCAAGTGACGCTTTGTTTGCTGTTGCTGAATATGCATCTCTTGCAACTTTAGTTAAACCAATGTCAGATTGTGATGTAGTATTATAATTTTGTCTATAAGTGACATTTAAAATATCTGAAATACCATAAACATTTGCTGTTGGAACTGTTGTAGCTTGAGGTGGTTCTCCTCCTCCAGGAACATCTGAAGAATTTCTATAAAAAGTATAGATTCCAGAACCCTCAGCTGTTGCATCAATGTTTGTTGATGAACCTACAATTAAATTAACATTTGTATTTCCTACTTCCCAAAAATGTATTCCTCTATTTCCCCATTCTTGAAAAAGAATGTTTAACGATCTTCTTGCAGTTTTAATTTGATGACCGGCTGTACCGACTAAACCCAGACGTTCGTATGCATCTGCAATAATCTCATCGATTGAAAAGTCCTGATCAAAACCGTAGGACTGTGAAGTAGTATTCGCCATGAGTACCTACCCGTCGTAGTATACTGTTAAACTCACAAAACTATTAGTTGGTAAATTAACTGATAAACCTTCATCAGCCAGTATTCCTCCATGCGCTGACGCTGGATTAATTAATGTCTGAGTTGCTACAGGATTTTGTACAGCAAATAATTGATTACCTTGTGATTCACCACCATTAAAAAATGTAGTAACCGTATTAGCTGTTGCTGCAGTTGTACCAAATAATTCTCTTAATCTAGTTCTACC